TTCAACAATATTTTTAAGTTATGTATAGGGTCTGCTTTCCAAATATGTAAGAGTTTTTCAACTAATTTTGTCTTGTTCTCTTTTCCTTGAAATAAATCACTATCAATATTTATCAAATTATTTTCTACCAGATATCTTATTTTCTGCTCTACATTCAAATCTTTTTTATACACATTATAATCCAAACAAGTATTTAGAACTCTGGAAATATTCAAATCAACAACAAACCCCATTTTTTTAATTCCATTATTTATTTTATCATTATCACTATTATTGATACTTTCAGTCATACAACGATACATCATTTGGATAATCTTATCACTTGAAACAATATCATTAAACAGAAATACCACATCTACAAATGGTAATGTAATTCCCAAAGTTAATTGATTGCCTGCTAATAAAATCAACCCATATTTTCCTTCTTCTTTTGCTTTCAATTCCCAATTTTTAATTTCTTCTTTGATGTCTTTCACTTTATAACCCTTCTTGGAATTCACAATTTTTATTTCATATTCTTTAAGGATATTATTTTTCATCATTCGTTCTTTCAAACAACAACTAACTTTATCAATTAGCATATCTGTTCCAAATGGTAAAAACCACAATTGACTTGTAAAATCGCCATTATTTAATTTTGTTCTGCTATTTTCAATATTGGAAATTTTTTTAATTCTTTCAAAAATGCACTTTGTATCTCTAACCGCAACCGTCATGTCAACTGTACCATCACCTGAAATATATTGTAAGAATTTATCAACCTCTCCTGTATAGTTAAAACTCTCTCCCCCACCAATTACAGCATATTTTACATTACCTTTCTTATCTGTTTGTTTCTCTTTTTTTAGTGGGGTTGTTGAAAATATTGTTGACATTGAAAATCCATACGAAGTATCTTTAATTTGTTCTTTGATTACTTCAAACCTTTTAATATCCATCATATTTGTAAGAATATGTAAATCAGGCATTTTATCATAAATACACAATAATTGTTCTTTATTTTCTTCGGTTAAGAACAACAATACATCATCTCCATGTTTTTCTACTAATCCTTGAATATTTCGTTTTTTACATAATTGTTCGTCTTCAATATCCCAATAAAACTGACATTCCAAAGGAATATTCCATTCACTTAAAGGTTTCGCATATGTTGCGGTTAAATATAATTTTATAGTTTTTGACGATGAGTACGATTGTAAAATATTTTTAGACATTAATGTTGTTCCGTGAAAATGGTTCTCATCAAACACGATAAAATCTAAATTGAGTTGTTGTATTGCTTCAACTTTTTTTTCACATACATAATCATCTAATAATTGTTTGCTTACAATAATAATATTATTTCCTTGAAGAACCATCGTTTCAAAATCAGTTCCTTTTTTAATTTCAACAATATTTATTCCATTAAAATCTATAAACTTATGAAACAAATCATCTGTGAATTGAGATAATGTTTCTGTTGGTGCTGGTGTAATAATCAATCCATTTAAGGATAAATATTTTTTATGGTATTTAATAAACAACCCACCAACACAATAAGTTTTTCCAGACCTTGCTTTTGCTCCTAATAACAATTCCTTTTCTCCTTCATCAATTCTTTCCATTTGTTTATATGTAATTAAATCTTGATGAAACCGCTGTTGTAAAGGAACTTTCTCATTACAAAATTTAGAATTCACTTCATTAATTGTAATGTCTTGTATAGATTGTTTGAGATTTTGAAAACATATTTCTAAATCTTCCAAATCTAAAATGCGATGGATATTTTCTTTGATATAATTGTTTGTTGATTGACTTGAAGTGATTATATTCATTACTTTTTGTTTATTATTCACAACAAGATAAATATCACATTCTTTATATTTATGTGAGTTTTGTTTTACAATTGCTAAAATTTTCTCAACATCGTAATTATCAATAGATTTTTTACTATCATCTAAGTAAAACTTGGAAGACATAAAAACCCATTTCCCATTCTTTTTATTTTGTAAAGTAATATCACTTGAACCTCCTTTTCCTTTGCTAAATACAGATATATCTCGTAAGTAAATTTCTAAATCCGCCACTTTTTTTAATTTACAAGTATTAATATTTCCTTCATAATGGTCGTAAATATCATTTGGTAAGATGGAATAAAACCCAAATTTAATGATAATATCCCATACTTTTTCAAATAGATTACCTCTTTTAGATTGTGTTTCTGCCTTTGTTTTACCATTTACAGATTGTAAAAGTTCATCAAAAGTAGAAACTTGTTGTATGCGTTCAAATAATTCAATTCCGTTCATTATTGATTATAGTTTAAGTATTGTAGTATATTTATTATTGAATAAAAACAAATCAATTTTTTTCTGTTTTTTTAGTTCAGTAAATATTAAATCTTCAAATATATATTTTTCATTATCTGTCATAGAAAATGAAATAGGATATTTTTCAAAAGTAATTATACTATCTAGGTTGCCATCACATATACAACATGTATTACGAATTATATGCATCTATGCTTTAATATATGCTTTAATATATATATATATTCTTACAATATATATATAGATATAACGCGTGTGTGTATATATACAATGAATACTACTATTATACTACCTAAACATCATGCTGGTTTTTTTTCTACTACAACAATAATACTATTTGAGATAATAAATTATTTTAAAAAGAATTGTGTTAATCCAATATGTATTGATTCTTCACACACATTTACATGGTATCGTAATAGTGAAAAAAATATATTTTTAGATTTTTTTAAAATCAAAAATATCAATACAATAGACAATATATCCTTAGATTATTTTGATTATGATCTTCGCGGTGATTTACAATTTAAAAGATATGATGATTTTAACTTGGATATATATTTCAAATATGTAGATGTATATTTTAATTTATCTGACAATGTACTGGATATTTATAACAATATGATACATAAATATAATATAAATTACGACAATACGTGTTGTTTGTTTTTAAGAGGCAATGATAAAGCAACAGAATGTAGTATTCCTAGTTACGGTAAATACCTAATAAAGGGTAAAGAATTATTAAAGTCAAATCCTACTTTAAAATTTATTATTCAAAGCGATGAAAAAGAATTTATTGAGGAAATGTGTAAAAATTTTCCCAATAATATTGTATTCAATGACGAAATACGAGTTATTTCTAAAAATACAAATAAAACTGTAGATAATCATGGTAAAACACCTGAAATAAATCATAAATTCGCATTGAATTTTTTAGCTATTGTTTATATTATGTCAAAATGTAAATATGTTATTTGTAATTCAGGTAACATATCATTTTGGGTTTTAATGTATAGAAAACATTTTGAGAATTATTTTCAATTAATTTAAAAACATAATATAATCATATTATATTATGTTTATTAAAGAAGATATACAAAATTCTATTTTATTATATGAATTTAATGATAAAACAACCACAGATTATTAAACAAACATAAATGGAATACCAATATTATAAGCATATTGAACATATTTTTGTTTTCCTAATAAGGAGGCGACAGTAGAAAATCCTGAACCAGGTATCGCATTTATATTTTTTGAATAATATATTAAATAAAAATCTATTAATGTATTTTTTATGTATTCCTTTTTCAATAAACTATTATTTAAATATCTATCTCCCAAATGTATTTTTTTTGTATTATAATATTTTAATAAAGTATACTTTTTATTTAATTCTAATGCTAGTTGGGTAGAATCTGTAACTAAAACAGTAGTTTCTTTTATTAAATTGTTTTTATCAATTATATTTATTACATCTTGTAATAGTGTATTTTCTATTCGGTCATTGCGTATTAACTGATCTCCTGCACGAATATGTAACATATTATATTTATTTTTTTCAACTTTTAATTCTTTCAAAACATTATCTATTTCATTTTTAAATGTTTTATTTGGTATAAATATTTTATTAAGAATATTAAATTGATAATTATTAATTGGACCATAATTATGAGGATAATTATAAAATCCTGAAGTCAGAACATTCAGATTTTGTTTTGAAAAAAATAACTGTTCTAATCGATTGTTAATAATATTATAATTTAATGGAGGTATTAATTCTAAAATATCTTTATTTTTTTTTATTTTTTCATCATTATTATCAATATAAAATTCACTATTTTCAAAAAACGAAAACATTTCATGACTATCTTTATTTATATAAAATTTATAATTATATTTTTCACAAAATTTCATTAATGTTAAACAACCCCGAATATAATCTCCTAAGCCCGGAGATTGTTTATTTGTTTTACAATTTTCAATATATGAAGTAATACAATAATTATCATAACAATTAGAAATATATTTTTCATATATTTTAAATATTTCATTATGTCCTTTTTCTGTATAATGATTACTATCTGCTATTATATCATTAATTGAAAAATTTTTTTGTAATAATTCAGTCATAGGATCTATAAATGATATATTGTTTTTCAAACAGTAATTTTTTAATAGTTTTAATAATTCATATCTAATCCCTTCTTTTTTAGTAACAAGATGTCCAACAATTATAATTTTTTTATCTTTTAATAGTTCAATAATTTTATTTAAATCTTCAATAATTTCATTATCTGTAAGTTCGCCAAATTCTATTTCATTTTTAAATATATTATATTTCGGATGGTCATACAAAATATGATGAGCATATAAATTTTTATATTTATAATATTTTCTGGAAGCTATTTCTATAAATATTACATCGCTATTTTTGATATCATTCAAAAAATTATTATTTTGAATTATCTTTTTGTTAATAGCTGGCGTTCTAAATATAATAGTTTCTTCGGGTTTTAAATTATCAAACATACAATAATGTAATACTTGTAAAATTTCTTTAGTATAATGAGGATAACTTAAATCTTCTTTAATAGATGTAATATTATATTTTTTACATAAAGATTCTTGACGACATGACCCTAATATAGTAATTGTTTTTGTCATTATTATATAAGTGATATATTATTATATCACTTATATATTTAAATAATAATTATTGATTTAATTTAAATTTAATTTCCTTTGTGTTTTGAAGATTTATATTATCTAATTTTGGATTAGGTATTTCATCAAAATCTAATTCATAATTAGATACTAAATCATTTCTTACAAATGTACATTCAATATTATTTGGTAATATTTTACTTTCAAAAGAAACATGACCACAAGCAGAATTACCATGAATATGAAATAATTTATGATGTTTAAAGAATTTTTTAATTAAATCGAGTTTTTTATTTACTGCATAAACCTTACCACAGTTTCCTTTAAATACAGATTCAGTTAATGTCCAAGGAAAATGTATTTCAATAACAATTTGTGAAAATTTTTTTAATTCATCGTCATTTATTATATCTAACCATTTATATTCCCAAGTTTCAATATCCATTTTCAAAAAAATATTATTATAATTTTTTATATATTCACTTAATGTTGTTGTATTTTCAGTATTTCTATCTGTAATATTTTTTTTTATAAATGTTATATTTTTTTCATTATTTGGTATATTATGAATAGTTCCATCAAAAGCTAAACAAAGGAGATTTTTATTTTTATTTAAAAAATTGACTTCAAATTCTATATTGTTGTCAATTCCACAAGATATAAATAAATCATAGTTGGTTAATTTATCAAGTATAACATATCCCCCATCAAATTTACTACCAAGTCTTATTTTTTCAAATTCTTTTGTTTTATATAGTTTTAGAAAGTCAACCATATATAAATATATATATTTATATTTATATTTATATTTATATTTATATTAAATTAAACTAATTACTTTAATACCCGACTTATTAAAAATAAATAATATAAATATATTTTCAATATAAGTAATATAATGAAAATATCTTTCAATGGATGGTTCGGTGGTTTTGAAGATAATACAAATCCTGGTTTACATATTGACTTTTTTTTGAATTTATTTGAAAAAGTATATGGAGAGCCTTGTGAAAAAGGCAATAATGTTGAAAGTGAAGTATTGTGTGAATTTGATATGTTAATTGGTTCTTCACCGTTGGTTAAAACTAAACAATGGAAACATACTTATTTATTTTCGGGCGAATCTACACTAAAATGCAATAAAAATGATTACACGTGTGTATTATGGGGAGAACGAAACCATAAAAATGTTGTAAATGTGCCTCTATTCATACCCTATATTTACTCTAATAACTTTGTTAATACATTGGAAACAAAAAAAGAAATTAATATTGTACCCAAAAATGATGTATGTGTAATTATATCCAATTCAAGAGGTAAAGAACGAACCGATTTTTTAAATGAACTAGAAAAACACTTTAATGTATGTTATGCTGGTGGATATAAAAATAATATAGGAGGTGCTTTGAAACCACATTATAATACGAAAGAATATCATTCGTTTGTAAATCAATTTAAATTTATCATATCTATGGAAAATAGTAGAGAGGACACATATATTACTGAAAAATTAATTAATGGTTTATTATCCAATATTATACCTGTATATTGGGGTTCTAATAAAGTGTACGATTATATCAATCAAGACCGTTTTTTAAATTTAAAAGATATAAATAATACTAATGAAATAATTGAAAAAATGATTTTATTGAAAGAACAACCACAAAAATGGTTGAATATGGTTAATACTAATGCATTTCCAAACATAGAAAATAAATTAGAAAGAACAATTGAGAATGTCGCAAGTGATATAAAATGTGTATTAAGTGAAAATTGTTGGAATCATATTTCACATATTTGTTGTGTATCTAATCCTATTTTTGAACCAGATAGATATAATATGTTACAAGATTTATTTAAAGAGCAGAATATAGATGAGTGTTTTGTTAAATATATTAGTCCTACCTATAAACATACAATTACAGAAGAAATATACAATGAACACGTCAAAGAGCAATTAGTTAAAACGATGCGACGGAATCCTATGAAATATCAAGAATTATCATTGTTTTTTAATTATAAAGCAAATTTAGAATATATAGTTAAAAATTATAAAGAAGGAATTTTCTTAGTATTTGAAAGTGATGTAATGTTAGGAAAAGATATTAAAATGTTTAACGAATTCTTAACAAGTATAAAAGATAAAGATTGGGATTTAATACATATTGGTATGTATAATAATGAGATAATGGATATTCCATTAATAAAAGGTATAACTGGATATAGAGATGATTTTAATTTTAATGTAAATCTTATAAATTATATAAAACAAAATACTTCACAAGAAAAAAAATATATCGAAGATATAACAAATTCTAGTGAAAAATATAGATTAATACGCAAATTTCATACAAGATGTACAGATAGTTTTTTATGGAAATATGATGCGATTGTAAAATGCTTACATTGGATGAATACTATTGAAACGAATTATGGTAGTCCTTTGGATTATTATTTGATAAACATTTTTGAAAATGACATTGATTTTAAGCATTATTGGTCTGTAAATGAATTTTTCAAGCAAGGAAGTAATTTAGGTATTATACAAACTACTTTGCAATATTAACAAAATAAAACAAATATATTTCGAAACAATGAATAAAATGGATTTAATATGGTTTCCAATGAATCATATTCCATTACATTATTAAAAATATACAAAATAATTTTTATAAATTCCATAACCAGCATCTGTTTGTGGTCGTTCTTCTTCTATTTTTATGATTTCTTTTTTTAATATATTTTTTGCATTTGTTACAGGGTAAGAACCTTTATTACCACCATTTTGCCATATTATAAAACCATTTTTTACTTTCGGTATTAATAAATTAGTATAATTTGTGTTATGTTCATTACTAATTTCAGTATAACAATAATTTGATATAAAAAATAAATTATCATCTTGGATATTTTTTCCATATGTTAAACTATTATGATATATGATTTTAGTATTTATATTTTCTTTATGTAAATTTAAATATTTTTCTATTAAATTAATGGGTTCTGATAAATCTACTATGTTATATGTATTTATATTTACCGAAAAATCAGACATAAAATAGTTTATAGCTAAACATAATCCTCCGTAACCACATCCTACCTCAACAATATTACTAATATTATTATTTTCAATATATTTTAAAATTAATAGGGAGTGATATACATATCTTAAAGATGTCGGACTACAAAGTATTTTAAAATCGTATTTATTAAATAAATTTTTTTTTGGGTCGCCATATTTATCATTTAACATGCAAAAATTAAGTATTTTTTCTTGTTTTATATGAGAAAATTCTTGCAATATTAAACCGAAGTATTGTTCTCCGTGAGATATTGAAACATGTTCTAATATTCCACAATATTTATTATCATTTTTAAAAGGAAATAATTGAATATTTGATGTTTCATTTTCTTTTAAAAAATCCAAATAGTTATTATACATAATATAATATAACTATATTATGTATCTTTAAATTATAAATTAAATATTACACATACAAAATCTTTCTGCACATTTCTCAACACTCAAATTTTCTAAAATAAACTGCCTTGGTTTGTATGTATCTAATTTATTTATAAATATATCAAATGTTTTTTCAAAATCTTCTTTCTCATAAAAATAATCTCCGCATGTTTCATCCCAATAAGGTATCGTACTACAAGGTATATCAGAATAATTCCCTCCATATTCTTGAGACATATATTTTGTATTCCAAACTAACAGGGGAACATTACAAGATAATGCCTCTTGAATAGCAAATCCTTGACTCTCGTGAGCATCTAATATAATTCCATATTTACTTTCTTGCAAATAGTTAATATATTCTGTTTCATCATATCTTTTTACATAATCAAATATTTTATATTCTATATTTTTTTTATTCAAATATTTTATTATAAATTCAAGTTCTTCCGGTTGTCTTCTTTTAAAATAAATAAATACTTTATTGCAAATTTTATTTAAATTAATAAATTTATTTATATCCACTGGAAATGATAATGTTTCTATGGGTAAAATTTTATCTGCTCCCATATTCTTCCATACATCAGTTGCCCATTTACTAGGTTGTATATATACAGCATTATCATATTTATTATTTATTAAATTCATTTTATGATCAGGAAATACTGAAAAATGTGGTCCAAATATAAATTTTTTATTTGGATATTTACTTACATCTATTGGTAACCCAGGCGAAAATATTATATCAAAATTAATAATATCTTGTTCTGTTCCATATTTATAATTCCATTTCAAATATGACAATATTTTCTCAATACCTATTTTATTTTTATGATGTAGTGAAGAATTTATTATTAAAAAATTTGGTATCTTTTCTTTATTATAAACATTTATCCACGTATTGGGTAATAAATCATCCATTTTTTTATTTCCTTGACTTGGTCCAAACCAATTATTAGGATCAGGATGACATATTATTTTACTTGAATTTTTATTAAAATAAGCACCCCACCAACTAAAACTACTATTTGCTATTATGTTATGTTGACAAAGAGACATTAATAGTATCTGTTCATAATCAACTATTTTGGTATTAATTGGTATAAAATTAATATTCTCTAATTCTGTTTCCAACTTTATTCCTTTTATATTTTCATTTACTTGTTCATAATCTTGTTCTTCATAAAAATATAATATTTTCCAATTATTTCTCTCTGTAACTTTTATTATATATTTAATAGCTTTTACATAATATTCTACTTTTGTTAATGGATGATGTTGCTGCAGATTTTTATAATCTCCAATTCTAAAATGGAGAGAAATAATATTTTCAAAGTCATAATCACTATATTTTTTTTTAATACTTTCTTGCTGTTCGCGTAATCTAATAAATTTAATTATTTGTTCATAATTTTCATTAAAATATTTGTATGATTGAAAGTATCCAACAAACGTGAACTGTTTATTTATTTGATTAAATGATAATAATTCATTATAATGAAAATATTGCTCTTTATATATTCCATTTGGTATTTTTTCATTATTATCTCTTACAAATGGTTTTAACGATTTAAAAAAATTATCCCAATAAAATGGTCTGTCTATTCTTTCTTGGGTTTTATTTTGAAAATAAAAAGGTATTTTATATTTTAAACAATAAGAAATTAAATTAAATATTTGAAATAATTGATTTCCTAATCCTCCCATTATATGTGTTGTTATCATATTTATATAATTAAAAATAATATAAATTTATATTATTTTTAATTAATATTGTTTTCATTTATTATTATTATATAACATATCAACAATTAATTTATCCAAATCATATTTTCTTTTCCAACCTAATTTTGTTTCTGCTTTTGTTGCATCTCCCAATAATAACTCAACTTCACAAGGTCTAAAATATTTTTCATCTATCTTTACCAATACTCTTTGTGTTCTTTTATCTATTCCCACTTCATTAATACCTTCCCCTTCCCATACAATTTCTTTACCTACCTTTGCAAAACTTCTTTCTATAAAATCTCTTACGGTATAGGTTTCACCAGTTGCTAATACATAATCATCCGGTTTCTCTTGTTGAAGCATTAACCACATTCCATAAACATAGTCCTTTGAATGACCCCAATCACGTTTACTATTAATGTTTCCCAATGTCAAAATGTAATCATTTATATTTTCTTTTTCTTGTTCTACAATCTTCTTCACCCCATTCACTATTTTCATTGTAACAAAATTCGCCGGCCTTCTTGGGCTCTCGTGATTAAAAAGTATTCCGTTGCTAGCAAATAATCCATAACCCTCGCGATAATTTTTTACCAAGAAATGACTATAAACTTTTGCACAAGCGTAAGGTGATTGTGGATTAAAAGGAGTTGTTTCTTTTTGTGGCGTTTCCAATACTGCGCCATACATTTCACTTGTACCAGCTTGATAAAATTTGGTTTTCTTTTGAATATCCTCGGGTAATGTACGAATTGCCTCCAACACTTTCAATGTTCCTAATCCATCTATTAATGATGTATATTCGGGAATTTCAAATGATATTTGAACGTGACTTTGAGCAGCTAAATTATATATTTCAAATACTTCAAACCCTTCATTCTCTCTTGTTATTTTTGTAATATAACTTGTTAATGATGAACCATCAGACATATCACCATATTCAAGATGTATTTTATCTCTAATATGGTCTAATCTTGTATGCGAAAATAATAATGACGTACGTCTTACTATACCATATACCTTATAACCCTTTTCTATTAATAATTCTGCCAAATAAGAACCATCTTGTCCAGTTATTCCAGTTATAAATGCTAGTTTTACCATATTTATACTAATTAATATTTAATATTTAAATCATTACCAACATTAAAAAATAGAATACTTGTAATTGTATATTTATACATTTACTTGTGTACTATTTGCTCCGTAAATCCTTTCGGTTGTTCATCAGGTTCATATTCATATTTTAAATGAAATTTATCAAATACCGAATATCCCGTTTCATCATCTTCTTCATCAAATTCTAGTTCCTTTTTACTATGATTTACCTTTCCACCATATTCACTTATACGTTTTTTCCATAAAGGACACTCATACGCATAATATAACCAATTATAATTGTATTTTTTCGCCAAATCATCATTCGCATCATTTGTTAATTTATTCACGTAAATTACATTAAACCTTCTATTATTGCGTATCATAAAACGTGGCAAGCATGTACTATTATTATAATTTTGCATCATTTTATCTAATACACAACTTTCCATTTTTTCCCTTTTTACATTTTTTTTTGTTAACCCCGCTATCTCATCTGTTTTTAACAACGATTTTAAAATATCATATACTAATTTATGATGTTCATTTGTATAGTATTTTAAATGGCTTGACCTTTCTATTTTTATTATATCACTTTTTTCTATCAATTCATAAATATCATCTATTGTATATTTTTTGTTTTTATTATTTCGTAAATTGTAGGATAGGATAATAATATTCGTCAAATTAACTTTGTGTAATGAATAAATAAAGGATTTCACTTCTTTGTTATAACGGTTCAACCATTCTGGTTTTTTACCACGATATATAGTTATTTTTTTGTCATTTGTTCTTATACAATTCATATAATTATGAATAACCATATTGGATTTTGAAAAGTACATTTTTTCTGCGATTTTAATCAATATGTTATCTTTTGTTTTCATCTTTTTACTTTGGTAACTTTTTAACCATTTATCATAATTGTTTTCTATAAATGATATTATCTTTCTATCATCATCAATTAACAATATAAAATCATAATATATTTCAAATAATATTTGAAATGTATATTCTTCATAACCGCTATAATATAACTCACAACACCAATATATAAATTCTTCATATGACAGTTTTTCTATAAAACGTATGCGTATACTATTAATTACACCTTCCTTGGGATATAATAGACGAGTGAAGACTAAATCTTCCATTTTTCTTATTCGTGTAATTTAATATAATATCGTTATGATTTTTCAATTTTTATTTAAATATTAGTATATAAAATACTGTATGTGTGGAATTATTGGTTATATTAGTTTATACAATTGTTGCAATTATATATTATTAAATGGATTAAAGCAATTGCAAAATAGAGGATATGACTCTGCCGGGATAACATCCATAGATACATCAGGTAATATTACTACCACAAAATACGCATCGCAAGAAAATAAATGTTCGCTTGATATGATTGAACATAACATTAAGCATCATACATCAAATATAGGCATTGGACATACGCGTTGGGCTACTCACGGTGGCAAAACTGACGAAAATTCACACCCACACAATTGTATGAATAATATATTTACAATTGTTCATAATGGTATTATTGAAAACTATTCTTCATTAAAAAAAATTTTAATAAGTAAAGGGTTTATATTCAAATCTCAAACAGATACAGAAGTCATATCTAATCTTTTACTTGATAATTATAACACTAACCAAAATATAAGTGTTGAAGAAATAATTAATGAAACGTGTAGAATGTTAGAAGGAACTTGGGCACTTGTTATTATGTGCAGTTTAACGCCAAACAAATTATATACTACCCGTAAAGGCAGTCCAATTCTTATATCATGCAATAAAACCGATGCTTATATTGTTTCAGAACAATCCGCATTTTGTGGGGAAACAAAAGAGTATTTTACATTAAAAAGTAATGATATTGTTACTATTGAAATACAAAATAATGAAATAATTACTAAATCATTTAATAATTCTAATATTGGTTTATCTAATACTATCAAAACAATATTTTCAACAAATGAACTCTCATTTAAACCATATAATTGCTGGTTGGAAAAAGAAATATATGAACAGGTTGGTTCATCACTTAGAGCTATCAGCTTGGGGGGTAGGTTACTTTCTAATAAACAAGTTAAATTAGGTGGTCTTGAACCATTTAGTGATACATTAAAAAACACCGAACACATTATATTATTAGGATGTGGAACATCTTACCACGCGTGTTTAATGGGATTTAATTATTTCAGACAAAATACAAACTTTTCATCCATCCAATGTATTGATGGTGCGGAATTTGATAGTTCATATATATCTAATACGGGGAAAACTACTATTATTCTTCTTAGTCAATCTGGTGAAACTCGCGATTTGTATAGATGTATTGACATTGGAAAAAAAAATAATTGCTTCCTTGTTGGGGTTGTTAACGTTGTTGATTCACAAATAGCGAGAAAAGTTGATTGTGGGGTTTATCTTAATGCGGGGAGGGAAGTATCTGTTGCATCTACTAAATCTTTTACATCACAAGTGATTATACTTCAACTTATGAGTGTATGGTTTGCACAAAAACAAAATAAAATAAACCATTCCAAATTATTAGAAGATTTACGAAATTTTTCATACAATATACACGATTTATTTCACAGCAATGAAAAAAATAAAATAAATGATTGGGCAAAATATTTCAAGGATTTTAATAGTTGCTTTCTAATTGGTAAAGGAAACACTATCCCAATTACACACGAAGGCGCTTTGAAAATTAAAGAGATTACATATATACACGCAGAAGGATATAGTGCAAGTGGGTTAAAACACGGACCGTTAGCGTTAATTGAAAATGGTTTCCCGGTTATTTTATTTATTGCAGATGATGAAAATGTTAGCAAAATGATTAGTGCGTATGAAGAACTCTATGCGAGGGGTGCTAAGTTATTTTGCATTTCCAATTCTTCGCAATTCATTACCTATATTTCGGGTCGGGATGAATATGATAATAATTGTTTAATATCACTTAGTTATGAAACCGATAACATTCATTTAATAATGAATATATGTACTCAATTACTTGCATATTATATTTGTATTGAAAAAGGGTTAAGTCCAGATAAACCTAGAAATTTAGCAAAGGTTGTTACAGTTGAATGAATTAGAATTTAGAAAGTGCTTAAATATAACTGCAATAATTCATATAGAAGATGAAAATTGAAAATGAAATAAAATTGGATTTTAACGACGTACTTATTCGTCCTAAGCGGTCGACAATGTCTTCACGTTCAGAAGTGAACCTTGAAAGAACTTTCGCATTCCCCAATAGTAAACAAACTTGGACGGGTGTGCCTATTATTGCTGCCAATATGGATACAATTGGTACGTATGATGTTTATAAAATTTTATCGCAACATAAAATTATCACGGCATTCCATAAATTTTATACACCTGATGACTTCAATCTGATGTCACTACGCACACAAGGTCTAGACCCCGACTTTTTTATGATTTCTACCGGTATTAATGATGCCGATTTTGAACGGTTAGGTAATATTATTGAAACTCTAAAAAATGCCGATAACAGGGTCGATGTCAAATTTATTTGCATTGATGTTGCAAATGGATATATGAATAAACTGTGTGACTTTTGTCTTAAAGTCCGCGATGCGTTTCCAAATAAAATTATTGTTGCTGGGAATGTAGTTTCTCGTGAGATTACCGAAGACCTAATCCTTCGCGGGAAAGTTGATATTGTTAAGGTTGGAATTGGACCAGGAAGTGCCTGTTTAACGCGTTCTAAAACAGGAATTGGTATGCCACAACTATCCGCTATTGATGAATGTAGCGATGCATCACACGGGGTAAATGGATTTATTGTTGGAGATGGCGGAATTACGTGCCCGGGTGATGTGTCAAAAGGATTTGGCGCAGGTGCTGACTTTATTATGATTGGCGGTCAATTTGCAGGACACGACGAAAACCCGGGAGAAATTATTGAGGAAAATGGTATTCAATACAAATTATTCTACGGTATGAGTAGTGATACAGCAATGAAAACACATTATGGAAAAGTTGCCAAGTATCGTTCATCAGAGGGCAGAACAATTAAACTTAAATATAAAGGACCATTGGAACAAACTGTTCTTGATTATTTGGGCGGTATTAGAAGTACTTGTACTTATATAAATGCAAAAAGAATTAAGGACATTCCAAAATGTTGCACTTTTGTGCGCGTGAATAGGCAATTAAATACAGTTTATGTGTAGTTTTAGACACGATAATAAATATATATTTTATATTAAATATTAATATTTTATATTTTATATATTATATATTTATGGCTGGTAGAATGATGGTTCTATCATACTTTGCATTAGTTAGTTCTATACTGTATTGTGCGAAATCAACCAATATAATTAGTGATAAAACAATAAAGGAGGCGTTACTTGTACTCTGATTTTCTTATGTAATTCTTATGTAAT